CAAGTGAAGATGCAAATCATCTAAGGATTATATTAAGAGATAAAATAGATGAAGTACTTCGTGACATTGGAAGTTACGAGTATGAGGAAGAAGAAGATGAAAATGGACTTTCAGAATCAGCGGAAGATGATTCAGATTTTGAACAAAGCGGTACAGGCAATATTGCCACCAGAGAAAGTACTTCCGAGTGATTGGGTAGAAAATAATTTAAAGTTCTGTGACGGAGAGCTACAGGGATCTCCCATGCGTTTGTACAAGTTCCAGCAGGAGCCATTGAACGCCATTATAGAACCGGGTGTACGTAAGATTTGCTTAATGTCATCAGCACAATTACTTAAGACAACAATAGTAACTGGAGCTTCTTTATATTTTCTCGCACATGATCCCTCCAATATGGTAATCGCAGGAACTACAGCAAATACAATCAAGAAGTATAAGAACGGTAAATACGATCCGACTATCCAGTTGACCCCAAGTCTCTCCAAGCTAATAACAAGTAAAAACGATAAGACCAAAACTAACGATACCAACACACAGGAAACAACCGTTGGTACTTTTAACTATTTTGTCTCTTTAAATTCACCATCTACTCTTCGCGGCCTAACAGCGAAGAGGGTATTTTGCGATGAGATCAGTGGCGTCTCTACTGATGGTGAGGAAGGCAATCCAATAGCGTTAGTTTCACAGCGTTGTGAAAGCTTCAGAGACTCATTGATCATGATGTGTAGTACTCCGCTTGTACCCGAAGACCCCATCTGCCAGGAGTTTGAAATGTCAGATAAGAGGTACTTCCATGTACCTTGCCCAGTGTGCGGAGTGGAAGAACGTCTGGTATGGGAGAATGTTAAGTTCAAATGGAAGAGTATCGACGGTGGGCGAAGATCAATCCCGGATGCTGATACTGCATACCTGGAGTGTCCAGAGTGCAAACACCAGTACACTGAAGCAGAACGGGTAAGGGCGGTATCGTTAGGTAGATGGATCGCAACACATCCAGAAGTTAAGGATGTTAGGGGTTATCACATATCACGTTTATATTCCCCGGTATCGTCAATACGAAAATTAGTACTTGATTATGCCGAAGCGTTCAAGACTTTTGACCTGATGCAATTCGTTAATAACTCCTTGGGTGAGCCATACTTTGATAAGGAAAACGTAGAGCATGATTTAACAGTATTAGAACAGCTTAGAAACTTTGATATTGATATTAATAACATCCCTGATGATTGCGTCGGGGTACACTGTTCAGTTGACCAACAATTAGATCGTCTTGAACTTAGCTGTGTGGGATTATCTCCAAAGGCGTACTATGTTCTTGACCATCGCTCATTTTATGCCGTGGATTGTAATAAGTATGACTCTCCTGCATATAAAGAACTTAAAAGTTTTATTAATAATTTAAAGCTGAAGACAAAAAACGGTACGCCCTTAAGGATCTTGCAGGTATGGGTAGACAGCTCGAATGGAGCCGCAACCAATACTATCTACCGCTTCTGTAATGAGAAGGGTAATGAGAAGTACAAACCAATCAAGGGCGATGGTCGGACTACTATTCCTTTGTATAAGGAAAGTACTTCGGGTGGCTATAAATTTATGCTGCTCAATGTTAATGAGGGGAAGAACCGTATTCGGAGATTATTAAATGCAGCAATAAATGATGAAGCCCATGAAGGCAAAAAACTAATTTTTAGTCATTCATTACCTGATGATGCATTCCTTCAGTACACCAGTGAGAAAAGAATTGTTAAAGGCGGTCAATTAGTCTGGGTTAAGCGTAGCGGATCTAAGGACGACAGGAATGAAATGCTTGATACTCTTAATTACAATTTAATAAGTATTGAGTACATGCTAAATAAATTTGGTGCAGATGCCTATAGAAAACTCAAAGAATATAACAATAATCAGGCAAAGCATAAATATAAGGAAGAAACACAAACCGACAATGTATCAAACGCCGAAGAACCTACACAGAACAAACGTAGGAAGCGATTGAGTAAAAAAAGTTGGTTTAATGAATAAGGAAATTAAAAATGGCAACTATTCGGAAGATAGACTTTAGTAAAGATATCATCCAGGGTGAAAAGGTTATATTTGATTTTTCTGCTGATTCTGCAATAGATATTGTTGATAGTGAAGGTACTAAACATACCTATTCACCTCCTTATCAACCAATTGATACCTCAAACTGGAAACCTGGTGCACAGACTGCAATCATTAATGATTCTGGCTTTGAAGTACGAGTATTTCAGGTTGTCGATCCTACTGCAACAGCGAATAAATACAATCAATATATGAAAATCATTGATGAGATTAATATTGTTATCTCATCGAAGGTAGAAAATGGTGGGGTAATTACTCAATCCATTAACAATAAAAGTTTAACTACTGAGTCACTGGATGCACTCCATAAGCTACGAGCACACTATACGAAGTTGGCAAACCAAGAATATGCACGTATGAAAGGTATTGCGACACGTAATCCTATTAAATCCATTACTACTTTTAATAGGGGTGCATAATGGCATGGCGTAAAAAATTAGATTTAAAAGATAAGAAAGAATATAAACCAAAACAAGATCGTAAACCACTGACAGATTCAACCCTAAAACGTGAATTACGCGATGTACGAACTAATACTCAATCCTCCGTAATCAACTTTGGCTTTTCGGCAGGAAATGCAGCAGGTAATATCAATAGCATTATTAACCTGACATTACCAGTACTGGTAGCTAAATCAAGAGAGCTAAGCCTCAATAATGGTATCGCCAAGAAGTTCTTTCAGGTCAATAGCGATGGTGTAACGGGTGCTTCTGGTCTGTATATCCGTCCCGATGTTCATATCTATGATGATAATTCTAAAAACCTCGAAGTAAATGAAGAGTTAGAGAGTTTATTCTATAAGTATGCAGATAATCCAGAACTATTTTCAATGAATGGCAAGTTGGATTTGGCTTCTTTTCAGCGGTTAGTAGAACGTACAAGAAGTATAGATGGTGAGGCATTTGTAATTTGTCATGATTTAGATGGTGTTGTTAAGTTCGAATTGATTGATTCTCTACGTGTTCCAGTATCTGGCAACCGTATGTTTAATGACAATAGTTATGTTTCGAATGGTATTAGGTTCGATCAGTATGGAAAACCCATTGAGTACTATGTAACGCGGCTAAACCCAATCAATTACACGTACCAGACGGGTACTTATGATGTTATCCCGGCCTCTCGTATGTTGCATCTAATGGTTAGCGATTTCCCTTCACAGGAACGCGGAATACCGGACATTATTGCAGGTACTACATTATTAAAAGATCTGGAATCATTTATTAAGGCTGCAATAGTTTCTAAAAAGCTGTCGGCAAGTGCTACGGCGTTTATCTTAAATTCAGACTCATCAGATGGTGATACCGATTTTATCAATGACGATAAACCAGAGTACTATGAAAATGATTATCTGTCTGGCGGTAGTATTGTAGAACTACAACCGGGCCAGAACATCACAAGTGTAAATCCTAACGGTGCAACAGACGGCATTACAGAGTTTGTTTCTACGCAAATGCAAATGATTGCAATGGCATTAGGTATCACAGAACAATCATTGAGTGGTTCAACACAGAATGCAAGTTTTTCTGCGGCTAAATTAACGGATAAATTACAGCAACAAACATTTAAATCAAGAATCAATGCATTAACTACCACAATCTTAAAGCCAATTTATGCAATGTGGCTTAAAAAAGAAATGCTAAAGAATAAGAAGCTTAATTTAAGTTTTGGTGACTATGACGAGTTACTTAACGCTAAATATGTCTCGGAATCAGCTACTTCACTCGACCCACTCAAGGATGTACAAACACAAGTACTAATGATGGATAATAAAATTAAAAGTCGATCAATGGTTATCTCTGAGTTTGGATATGATCCTTACGTAGTTCAACGTGAAATAGAAGAGGAAGAAAAACAAAATAATAATAAACAGGAAGTGATCCAGGATGGAACTCAAGAACAACAAGAGGGAACTACAAGTACCCCACCAGGCGAT